GTTGAGCCTATCCTGAACGAGTGCTTCGACGGAGTCTATGATCAGCGTGCCGATGAGTGGTCGCGAGTCTTCCGCGAGCAGAACGGCATCCCCCGCAACTACCACGAGGAACCCGTCTTGTACGGTTTTGGTTTGGCACCGTTGCTCCCCGACGGCAGCCCCGTAACCTATCAACAGGGCGGCGTGTTGTTCCTGAAGCGTTACGTTTACTCGGTGTACGGTCTAGCCTTCGCGTTGACGAAAGTCCTTGTCGAAGACGGCGACCACATCCGCATCGGGTCGGTGTACGCTCGGCACCTTGCGCAGTCTTTGGTCGAGACCAAAGAAACCCTGTGTGCCAACGTGCTGAACAACGCCTTCACGGGCGGGCAGTACGCCGGCGGTGACGGTGTGGCGCTGAACAGCGCTTCGCACCCAATCGTGAACGGCACAGTGAGCAACCTCCTCACCACAGCGGCCAACCTCAGCCAGACCTCCCTTGAGCAGATGCTCATTCAGGTGCGTCAGGCGGTTGACAACAACGGCAAAAAGATTCGCCTCGTGCCACGACAGCTCGTCGTCGCCCCAGGCAACATCTTCCAAGCCGAAGTGTTGCTCAAGAGTGTGCTGCGTGCCGGTCAAGCCAACAACGACATCAACCCAGTCAAATCTATCGGTTTGCTCGATGAAGGTGCTGCGGTTCTGTCGCGTTTGACCAGCTCGACCGCATGGTGGGTGCAGACCGACACGCCCGAAGGTATGAAGCTCATGATGCGTCGCGGCCTTGAAAAGACCATGGAAGGTGATTTCGAAACCGACTCCATGCGCTACAAGGCCACCGAGCGTTACGATGTGGGCTTTACCGATTGGCGCGCAATGTACGGCACGCCCGGAGTCTAAGGAAACCAGGGGGCTGCGGCCCCCGCTTTATAGGAGTTAAAGTATGACTACGACTCGGTTTCCTAATGGGGTCACCAACGTGGGTGAGCAGTCGCTGTTTGCTGAGCTAGGCCAGCCCGCAGCCACGCTGTATCACACCTACTTTGAGGACTTCGACTACTACACGGCGGCCGACTGGACCGTTACAGAGACGCAGGCCGGCGCAACCCAAGCGCTCACTGACGGTGATGGGGGTCTGTTGCTCATCACTAACACCGCTGCTGATAACGACCTTGTGTCGTTGCAGAAAGTCGGTGAGTCGTTCCGGTTCGCTAGTGGTAAACCGCTGTTCTTTGAGGCTCGTTTCAAAGTTAGTGATGCCACGCAGTCGGATGTTGTCATTGGTCTGCAGATCACCGACACCACCCCGCTTGACGTGACTGACGGTGTGTTCTTTATCAAAGCCGATGGGGCTGCGACGGTTGATTTCCTTGTTGAGAAAAACAACACGGCAACCACCGCGAGCGCCGTAGCCACGATGGCAAATGACACCTTCATCCGTCTTGGGTTTTACTATGACGGGATTTCGGCGGTGCAGTACTTTGTGAATGGCTCAATCGCTGGCAGTTCGGTAACTACCAACCTGCCCGACGATGAGGACATGACCATCACCATCGCGATCCAGAACGGTGAAGCCGTCGCCAAGACCATGACCGTGGACTATGTCTATGTAGCCAAGGAGCGCTAATCATGGGACAGTTTAAACCGATGGTTAAAATGATGACCACCGAGCCTTCAGTGATTTTGAAACTGAAGAAAGGCGGTTCGGTCAAAGCGCCCAAGAAGATGATGGACGGTGGGGTGATGAGGGGTCTGGCGGCTGCGCCCGCGCCCGGTGCTCGAGGCGGGATGCCTCCGGCGGTGGCCCCTGCGCGTCCTTCGATGGCTGCGCGCCGCAAAGCTATGATGGCTCGCCCGATGATGAAAGAGGGTGGCGAGAGCAAAGCTGAGCATGCCGCCGAGATGAAGAAGATGATGGGCACCGAGGCTAAGCTCAAAAAGCATGCTTCGATGCCCGCTTCTAAAGCTCACAAGGGGCTGAAGACGGGCGGCGTGGTGATGGGTCAGGCAGGGTTCAAAGAAGGCGGAGTAATTGGCGTAGCGGCCTCTGAAAAGGGAGCTAAGGGTTATGTCAAGACCAAGATGGACACTGCTTCAGGCGAGCATCACACTCCGAAGAAGACTGGCGACGTGGCAATGGGCAAACCCGGCGGTTACAAGCACGGCGGGAGCCCCAAGTACGCTAAAGGTGGCGGAGTCGAAGGCAATGTTTCGACGTCCAAACCCGGCCCAACCAACACCACCACTGGCGAAGTGAAGAAAGGCAACGCCGGGGGCTTTAAGAAAGGCGGTGCCCTGGGAAAGCGTTATGCTACGGGGGGTCTAGTCGATAGCGGACGTCCCGTAGCGATGCCTCGGCACCCGGTGTCAAAACCCGTGGCTAATGACCTGCAGTCCGGAACCTTCAAAAAGGGTGGCGGAGTGTACAAAAAGGCCTACGGCGGCGCGTGCTGAAACGGCGGGGGCTTCGGCCCTCGCTCATTTTAAGGACTTGTGATGAGAGTTCAATCGGTTTCAAAGACTGGTGTCGGCTCAAGTAGCACCGTGGTCATGAATACCAATATTAGTCCGTTTAATGTGGGTTTTGGTGTGACGGTGTCAGGCACGGTTGACTACACCGTCCAGCACTCATTTGACGACCCCAGCGGTACGATTTCTACTTGGTTCAGTCATCCCACAGTAGCGGGTGAAGTTTCGGCGGCTGATGGCAACTATGCGTTCCCCGTAACGGCTATTAAACTGCTTGTTAATTCAGGCTCTGGTACGGCAACGCTTAAAATCGTTCAAGCGGGGATTTAATGGCTCCTGTCGGCTACTCAAGCGTTGCCGATCAAGCCAACACCTCAGACGGTTTTGCGTTAGGCGTTGGTGCCCAGAATGTCATCGGAGGCACGGACTACGGACTTGATGTTGGTGATAATGGTGTGGTTGACACTTACGGCACCATTCCGCCAACTACGTTTTATATTCTGGATGAGACAACGCCAGGGTATGTGCTGCAAGAAGACAGCAGCAAAATTGTTTTGGAGCAATCATAATGGCCGACCAGAAAATTAGCGCAATGCCAGCAGCCGCAACGCTGACGGGTGCAGAGCTTGTGCCGTTAGTGCAAAGTGGCGCGAATGTGCAATCAACCATCGGTGATTTGCGTGCGTTTGGCGCGGCTTATGGCGGCTTTAGCAGCACCCTAGATCAGACGGGAAGCACCACCGCTGGCACGGCCATGACTTGCAACACTACGGATATTACCGATGGCATTACCCTGGTTAGCAATAGCCGTTTTACGGTGCCCGATGACGGCATTTATAACTTTCAATTTAGCGCCCAGTTCAAGAATGTCGCTAACGAGCAGCACATTGTCACAATTTGGATAAAGGTCAACGGTTCAGATCTTGCCAACTCATCAACGCAAGTTACGGTGCCAGCGCGTAAGAATGCGGGCATCTTTGGTTTTGCGGTGGCCGCCTGGAACTTTTACTTAGATTTGAACGCCACTAATTATGTGCAGTTGTTTTGGCTGCCTGAATCGACGGATGTAACGCTTGAGGCATTGCCATTGAGTGTGACGCCTGCGTACCCGGCCATCCCTTCGTTGATTGTTACAATGGGGCAGATAGCTTAAATGCCTGCCAAGACTAAAGCGCAGTTCCGGCTTATGAAAGCAGCCGAGAACAACCCCAAGTTTGCAAAGAAGGTCGGCATTCGGCCTGACGTGGCCGCCGAATTCACTGAATCTAATGTGAAGGGGAAAAAGTATGCTCGACTCCCTGAAAAAATGGCTAAAGGCGGCGAGCCGAACCTTTCGATTGGCCGTGGTGAAAAGTTACCGGCGTCTCAAGGCGCGGGTTTTACGGCGAAAGGCCGCGCCAAGTACAACCGAGCCACCGGCTCAAACCTAAAGGCTCCTCAGCCCGAGGGCGGTCCACGGCGCGATTCATTTTGCGCTCGAATGGGCCCAGTAGCGCGGAAGTCTGATCGCGGGTCACGTGCACGGGCCTCAATGAAACGCTGGAACTGTCCAGGGTGGTGAACGAATGGCATACTCAGACACTTACGGTCAGGTTTATAGCGTTCAGACGCTGATTGATCATGCTGCTCGGCGGTGCGGAAAGTTAGCCGAAGAACTCACCAGTGAGCAGCTGGTCACAGCGCGAGAGTCGCTCGGGTTTGTTTTAACTAATTTGATAAATATCGGCATTCAGTACTGGGCTATCAGAAAGGAAGTCATCGGTCTCACCCCTGACAAGTACATTTACACGCTGCCCGTTGGGGCCAATGACGTGCTCAACGCGTTGTATCGCACTATGAACCGCCCCACGGGTAGTTATAGCACTTCGGCCGGAGGCACGGTATACTACGTGGCTGATGATGACGTCGACACCTACTGTCAGCAGACGAGCGCGAATGGTAATATTACGGTCGATTTTGGCACAGACAACCCGGTTTATGCGGGATCTATTGGTGTGCTACCCTATGTTTCTGGTGGTGGAAGTGCAACATGGACTTTCACCCTTCAGTATTCCACAGACGGCATCACTTATAACACGTTGGAAGACGTCGGAACGGTAGTTGTGACTGACAACCAATGGTTGTGGTATGACATTGACCCCGGTCAGACGGTTCGTTTTTACCGCATTCAGGCCTCAGGGGGTACAACTTTGGCGTTGCGTGAGTGGTACGTGGGTAACAACAGTCGCGAAATCACGATGTCGCGTCTGAATCGTGATGATTACACTAATTTACCTAACAAGAACTTCACCGCCAATCAACCTTATCAGTTCTGGTTCAACCGGACCATTCCACAACCTGAAATTTACCTTTGGCCTGCGCCTTCCGACCCGTTTGTGCAGATGACCGTGTGGTATTCTAAGCAGATCATGGATGTGGGTGATCTTTCAGACGAGTTACAAATCCCTCAGAGGTGGTACCTCGCCACGTTGGCTATGCTTAGCCATCAGTTGTCGCTCGAACTACCCGCAGTCCCCCTCGACCGCGTTCAGTATCTTGAAACGCAAGCCGAAAAGTATTTAAATCTAGCCGAGCAAGAAGAACGCGACCGTTCTCCTATTTACTTCGCGCCGAATATTTCGGTATACACCGCGTAACATGTCTATTTTCTTAGACACCACTGGGTATGCTTCGCTGGCGATTGCGATCTGTGATCGTTGCCGGATGAAGCGCCCTTATTCGGTGTTGATGAATGACCCGAACTTTGCAGGTCTGAGAGTTTGCAACGAAGGTTGTGCGGATCAAAAAGACCCTTACCGGCTTCCGGCGCGACAGACCGAGCGAATCAACTTGCGTTTTCCTCGACCTGATGTTTCAGTGGCTGCGATTCAAAATAATTTGGTGCTGAACGATCAACAGAGTATAATTCTATCAACAGAAGGCAACACCAATCTCATTGAGAATGATGGAAACCTTGACGGAATAGCGATCTCACCATAATGGCTAATCAGACGATCACCCAGCTTCCGACCGCTCAGCCGTTGACTGGCACTGAGCTTGTACCCATTGTTCAGAATGGGGGTACGGTCAAGACGACCACGGGCGCTATATCAGCCATTTCAGGCGGTGGTGGCGGCAGTGGCGTATCGGGCTATTCAGGATTCTCTGGCTTTTCTGGGTTCTCGGGCGATAACCCCGGCTCGAGCGGCTATTCGGGCCTGAGCGGCTATTCTGGATTGTCAGGCTACAGCGGCCTCTCAGGATACTCAGGATCGGGCATATCGGGCTTTTCTGGCTTCTCAGGCCTTGGTCTATCAGGTTACTCAGGGCAAAGCGGCTTTTCAGGCCTTTCAGGGTTCTCTGGACTCTCAGGATTCTCTGGCCTTTCAGGTTATTCAGGGTCTGGTGTCTCAGGCTACTCAGGCTCTGGCATTTCTGGTTACTCGGGATTCTCAGGCCTTGGTTTATCAGGGTTTTCAGGACTCTCTGGGTTTTCTGGCGGCTCAGGATTTTCCGGCCTTTCGGGATTCTCTGGTCTCTCAGGCTTTTCTGGCGCCGGCTCTGCGATTACCGTATCTGATGAAGGTATCCCGCTCACAACCAACGTCCAGTCATTTGACTTTGTAGGCGCTGGAGTAACGGCCACAGCCGTGGGCAACGCTGTAACGGTCACTATTTCTGGCGGCGGTGGCGGCGGAACCTCAGGTTACTCAGGATTCTCTGGTTACAGCGGTTTTTCTGGCATCAGTGGTTTCTCAGGTATCAGCGGATTCTCCGGAATCAGTGGGTTCTCTGGAGCCAGTGGCTTTTCTGGAATCAGTGGATTTTCTGGAATCAGCGGCTTTTCGGGCATCGGCACCTCAGGCTTCTCAGGATTTTCTGGCGCATCAGGCTTCTCAGGGATCTCTGGCTTTTCTGGTCTTAGTGGCTTCTCAGGACTCAGTGGGTTTTCAGGTCTGAGTGGTTTTTCTGGATTCTCTGGAATCTCTGGGTTTTCTGGTGCCGGAACATCAGGTTTCAGTGGCTTCTCAGGTTTGAGTGGATTCTCAGGATTAAGCGGATTCTCTGGACTCAGCGGCTTTTCAGGTGTTTCTGGCTTCTCAGGGGTATCGGGATACTCAGGTGCTGGAACTAATATCTCGGTATCAGACGAAGGGTCTCTCTTAACGTCTGGCGTTACGAGCTTTGACTTTGTTGGCTCAGGTGTGACCGCGTCTGCTGTAGGAACGGCTGTGACCGTGACGATTAGTGGCGGTGGCGGCGGTGGCGGTACGGGTTACTCCACTTACACTTATACAGGCGACGGAACGACTACGAGTTTTGCCGGTGCCTCTGGCATGACGGTTAACAATGTTCTTGTCATTGAGAACGGTGTTACGCAAGTACCGACGACTGATTACACCATATCCAGTACGAACGTTGTCTTTACGACTGCACCAGCAAACGGTGTGGCTATTCAGATACGAGTTCTTGGTGGCGGTGGTGGCACGGGCGTTATTGCTGAGAATCAACAGACCATTTCCAGCAATTACTCGGTAACGGCAGCTTATAACGGCTCAAGCGTCGGCCCTGTCACGATCAATACAGGTGTTGCGGTGACTGTTGGCACAGATCAGCGTTGGTTAATTTTTGGTTAAGGATTTGACATGAGCAATCTTAAAGTTCAGGGTAATGCTTCTGGCGCTGGTACAACCACGCTACAAAGCCCCAACACTTCTAACTCAGCCACCATCACGCTGCCTGATCCAACATCTACGGATACGCTTGCTGCGCTTGGTGTTGCCCAGACTTTTACAGGCACCCAAACCTTCGCTGGTACAAGCAGTGCGATTGCGATGGTCTTAAACGACATTGCTGAGACTGCGACCATATCGGCAACGGCTGCGACAGGAACGATTAACTATGACATCACCACGCAGTCAGTGCTGTACTACACAAGCAATGCGTCAGCTAACTGGACGATTAACTTTAGAGCAAGTTCTGGCACGAGTCTGAACACGGCTTTGGCGACTGGTCAGGCCATTACGGTTGCTCATTTGGTCACGCAAGGATCAACAGCTTATTACAATAGTGCTGTAACCGTGGACGGTTCATCTGTAACTCCTAAATGGCAAAACGGTACCGCCCCCACATCAGGTAACGCTTCCGGCGTGGACGTTTATGTGTATAGCATTGTAAAAACAGGCAGCGCAGCATTTACTATTTTTGCAAGCCAAACAAAATTTGCATAAGGCGGGATCATGCCAATCTTCACCACGTTAGGGGCTGCGTGTGCAAAGGCTTGGGGGTTCACTTCAGGTTTAATCACTGACCAATACTTCAACCTTGTCTCCCTGCTTCTCCCCGGCAACGGAACCAACGGCGCACAGAACAACACGTTCTTAGATAGCTCTACCAATAACTTCACCATCACCCGCAACGGCAACACCACACAAGGTACGTTCTCACCGTTCTCACAGACGGGGTGGGGGAATTATTTTACAGGTAGCGGGCAGCGTTTGAACATAGCTAATAACACCGCATTTGACTTTGCCGCCGGTAATTTCACTATAGAGTTTTGGTGGTATCCAACAACTGTATCATCTAGTCAAAACATAATTGCAAAATGGTGGACTGGCGGCAATCAGTGGGTTTTGCAATGGCGATCTGCTGGCTATTTTAGATTTGCATATAATTCAAGCAATACAATTGATTTTACTGGCGCTCCATCAACACCAACAGTAAATACGTGGAATCACATAGCCTTAGTTAGAAACGGAAACTCATTATATTTGTATTTAAATGGAACAAGAAATGCAACTGTTGGTTCTATATCAGCAACATTAACAGCAACGACCGATCCGTTAACAATAGGTGAGTTTAATAATTCAGGCGTTGAATATATAATAGGTTATTTATCTAATGTCCGTATAACCAAAGGTAGAGCTGTATACACATCTTCTTCTATTACAGTACCAACTACACCACTGACTAGAACCACTGGCGGTGAAAATCCACCGCAAGGTACAGAATGCTCACTGCTTACTTGCCAAAGCAATAGTTTTTTAGACAGCAACGGTGTCAATATACCGGCATCAAGCCCGCTAACAATCACAGTCACAGGCTCTCCCTCCGTACAAGCCTTCTCCCCATTCAACCCCACAGCACAATACATACCATCTATAAACGGTGGGTCAGGGTATTTTGATGGGAGTGGGGATTATTTGACTACGCCTAGTAATTCTGCATTTGCGTTTGGAACTGGAAATTTTACAGTTGAGGCATGGATTTACATCGTACAAACAAACTCAGCAAACACTTTTCTTTTAACAACAGCAGGGGTAAGTTCAGATTTTAGTTTTTATTTATCGTCTAGTAGACAATTAACTGTGTGGAACGGGTCTGCAAACACAACTTTAGGAGGAAGTGTTCCATTAAATTCATGGAACCATATAGCTTTTGTAAGAAATGGTACAACTATTACTGGATATTTAAATGGAACCTCTGTTGGATCAACAACAGACGGAACAAATTTGATAAATAGCCAAACAGTGAGTATTGGAGCTAGTTCAACCTATCCAAATTCTCAAACTGTATACTATTCTGGTTTGCGGGTTGTCAAAGGCACTGCTGTCTACACCGCAGCCTTCACACCACCCACAGCACCTCTCACTGCCATCACCAACACCTCCCTCCTCCTCAACTACACCAACGCTGGTATCTACGATGCCACAAGCAAGAATGATCTGGAGACGGTGGGCAATGCTCAGATAAGTACGACACAGAGCAAGTGGGGTGGTAGCTCTATGGCGTTTGATGGGACTGGGGATTATCTTAATGCCGCAAGCAGTGCAGCCTTCACGTTTGGCACTGGGTCGTTCACCATTGAGGGATGGCATTACTTAACCGCATCAGCTACATCAACAAAATATCTTTTTGACCAGCGTGTTTCAGGACAAGGTTTTTTTCCTGCTTTGTATATCTCAAGCGGCTCTTACAATGTTTACATCAATTCTACAATACCGATCAACGCCGGAACTGTCGTCGCTAACACTTGGGTTCACTGGGCGCTTGTCAAAAATAGTGGAACATCGACAACAACGCTGTATATCAACGGCACTTCTGTTGGATCGTTTTCTGATTCCAATAACTATTCCTCAACCGCGCAGTTCAGAATTGGTTCTGAATTTACAACGGCGGCCCTCTATGATTGGCAGGGCTACATGCAAGACGTCCGCATCACCAAAGGCTACGCTCGGTACACATCCAACTTCACGCCACCAACAGCAGCGTTTCCAACCTTATGAGCCTAACTATGTACTGGACTAAAAACGGGTCTATCCCATCACAAGAGACAGACGGCACAGAGGGCTGGCAACAGGCTCCATCGCCACCGACAGAGATTCCTGAAGGCAAGGAACTTGTATGGCTAAACTGGGAATGGATCATCCGTGATCCAAAGCCAGCAGACAGAGCCGGTTACCAATGGAACTGGAACCACTCTGACAAGACATGGGTGGAAGGTGCTTATCCGACAACGAGCATTGAAAGCATTACGATTGAATATGCAGACTCAATTACCGCTGATTCTGTAGGAGCTGATTCGGTATGACCACCAAGATCACATCCGCAAACATCACGCAGTCAGGCACATCTGGTATATCCAGTGTGGCGTGGCAGGCCGTGCAGACCACGGGGTTTACGGCTGTGGCTGGTATGGCTTATCCGTGTAATACGACTTCCGCAGCATTTACGGTCACGCTACCTGCTAGTCCAGCGGCAGGGAATGTCATCACGCTGACAGATTATGCGGGGACGTGGGGTACTAACAACCTGACGGTTAACCCTAACAGCAATAAATTAAACGGATCAACAGCGAACGGAATAATTAATACAAGTCGCGGCTCTGTGAACTTAGTTTATGTTGACGCAACGCAAGGTTGGATTTCGTATAGCAATACCTCTTCTAGCATTATTAACCAGACAATTTCAATTGAATATCTTCTTGTTGCGGGGGGCGGTGGAGGTGGCGTTAATTCTGGTGGTGGCGGCGGTGCCGGTGGTTTTAGAAAATCATCAACAAATCTAACGCTGACGTTTGGAACAACTTATACGATTACCGTTGGAAACTCTGGGGCAGGGGCAACATCAGTATCAGCGCGTGGATCATCCGGCGGGGATTCATCAATTGCGGGAACAGGTATTACAGAAAGCCCATCAGGAGCAGGTACAAATACCATTAAGGCGTATGGTGGTGGTGGTGGCGGCTCAAATTCAACAGGGGCGCGTACTGGTGGTGATGGCGGGTCCGGCGGGGGCGGCGGCGGGAATGATGGCGCTGGTGCCGCAGGTAATGGAAATACACCTTCTACATCTCCATCACAAGGAAATAGCGGAGGAACAGGTAGTAATGCGGCAGGGAATTTTGGTGGTGCTGGCGGCGGCGGATCTGGAAGCGCTGGTTCAAGCGGTTCTGGATCGGTAAGCGGTGCCGGCGGTACTGGCAGTGAATGGCCTACTAGCTCAGGTGTTTTTTATGCAGCAGGCGGTGGCGGAGGTGGTTATACATCTTCTGGGTCTGGTGGAAGTAGTATAGGCGGAAATGGAGCCAGTGGTGTTGGTTCACCCACTGCTGGAGCGATCAATACTGGTAGCGGCGGCGGTGGCTCTGCTGGTGGTTCTTCTGTTGCTGGAGGGGCTGGCGGATCAGGTGTTGTGATAATCCGTTATGTAGACACATATCCAGCAGCATCGGCAACCACGGGGTCGCCAACCGTGACAGTTAGCGGCGGTTATCGCACCTACAAATTCACCGGCAACGGCTCCATCACATTCTGAGGTAACACATGGCTCATTTTGCAAAGCTAGATCAGAACAACGTGGTGCTTGAAGTCCATGTCGTTCACAACAACGAACTGCTTGACCAGAACGGTGTTGAGCAGGAATGGAAAGGCGTTTGGTTTCTCCAGAACTGGTCAGGCGGTTATCCGCATTGGAAGCAGACCAGCTACAACGGTACGTTCAGGAAAAACTACGCAGGCATTGGCTACACCTACGATCCCGTTCGTGACGCCTTTATCCCGCCACAACCAACACCAGACGCTGTACTTGATGAAGCAACTTGTCAGTGGATAGTGCCAGTGATTAATGCCGATTCCATCGGTGCCGATTCTGTATAAAATGACCTAATATGTTTGGCTCAACGGCATTTTCTGAAGTACCGTTCTCAGGACTTGTCGTCGCTGGTGGTGGCGTTACAGTTGCGCTTACTGGCGTTTCAGCTACAGGTGCAGTAGGTACAGTATCTGCTGCTTCATCTTCTACGGTGGCACTTACGGGTGTCGCAGCGTCGGGTGAGGTTGGTACAGCAACGCCCTCAATAAGTACCGCAATCACGGGTGTTCAAGCTTCTGGTAATACAGGCACCGTAGCACCTTCAACATCAATTGCGCTTACGGGTGTTTTAGCTTCTGGTAATGTCGGTACCGTCTCTCCATCTTCTTCGGCAACAGTTGCGCTCACTGGAGTATTTGCTTCTGGATCAGTAGGTGCTGTTACACCGTCTACGGCTGTTAATCTCACTGGCGTAGAAGCTTCTGGTCAAGTTGGCTCTGTATCCACACCGTCCGGTACAACGCTGACAGATGTCTCAGCTATAGGATCAGTAGGTACAGTTACACCGTCATCTTCTTCCACAGTTGCATTGACAGGGGTTTCAGCTACTGGATCGGTAGGAACTGTCACACCGCCGACACTTCAAGCTATTACAGGTGTTTCAGCCACTGGCTCAGTAGGTAGCGTAACCGGTTCAGTATCAGTTGAACTCACTGGAGTTTCAGCTTCGGGCAGTGTTGGTACGCTGACGGTAACAAGCTCAATCGGTTTAACTGGTGATGCTGCAAGCGGTGCGGTAGGTACACTTAGCCCATACCCCAAGCTGGATGGTGTTGAAGCTGCCGGTTCTGCGGGTAATGTCAGCGCTTCGGTAACTGTCTCTATATCAGGTGTTAGCTCAAGTGGTGCGGTAGGAACCTCAGAAGGCGGTCAGTTACTTGCCGGTGTACAAGCACTTGGCGCGGTGGGTTCGGTGACTGGAGTGACGTATACCGTTGCGCTGACTGGGGTGTCTGCGTCTGGTCAAGTAGGTAGTTTTGGTGTAACTTACTGGAGCTTAATTGATGACAGCCAAGACGCTAATTGGACTCTGATTGACGACGCTCAGACTCCGGGCTGGGTATTAATTAACACAGGATAACACGATGAGTACGTACTCAACCAATCTAAAAGTTCAACTGATCGGCACCGGTGAAGAAAACGGTACGTGGGGTGACGTTACAAACAACGCGTTCAATAACGTCTTTGAGCAGGCTATCGTTGGCTATGGCACGGTTAACTTCTCCTCAGATGCCAATACCACACTGACGCTTGCTAACGGCAACACAAGTCAGACGGCAAGAAATCTATACCTGAACGTCACTTCCTCTGTGTCGCTCTCTACCACCCGCGACGTTATTATCCCCAGTATCACAGCAGGTTCCACCCCGATTCAGAAGCTTTACATCGTCAAGAACGCTACGACAGGATCTCAATCCATCCGCATCATCGGAGCAACCGGGACAGGTTTTACGATCCCCAATGGTTCTACGGCTATGGTGTATAGCAACGGCACCAATGTCGTTGATGTGATAACTTACTTCACATCGTTAACATTAAGCTCATTAACCTTAAGTACCCCTCTAGCTACATCATCGGGCGGCACAGGATCTTCTTCTACAACGTATTGCAACTTAGCATCCAACGTAACAGGGACACTTCCAGTAGCTAACGGTGGCACAGGTGTAACAACTTCAACAGGTTCTGGCTCAGTAGTTTTAAGTACTTCCGGTACGCTAACCACCCCCCGACTAGCCGGATCAAGTACAGGTTACAGCACCTTTGCGAGTTCCAACGCTAGTGCAACTAACTACACAATAACTTTCCCTGCCGAAAATATGACGACAGGGTTTAGGAATATTCCCAACACAGGAACTAAAACAAGCAGCTACACACTTGCTGTTGGGGATGTTGGTAAATATGTGCAGGTTGGGGCTAGCGGGTCTATCGTTGTACCTAACAGCACGTTTGCAGATGGTGATGTTGTATCTATTATTAATACAAATTTAACTAGTATTACGATGACATTTAACATCACAACAGCCAATATATCTGGAGGGACTGTTAATAGGGGTAGTGGGGGTACGGTAACTTTAGCGTCAAGAGGCCTTGCGTCTATTGTGTTTTATTCTTCTACGGACTGCGTCATTACCGGAGCAGTTGCATGACTGGCGCTGTTCAAGTTGTAGCAGGCTCTTCAGTTAGTGCCATACCGACCGAAGAAATTGTCTATACGTCTGCTGGCACTTACACATTTGTTCCAGAGTCCGGAGTTACATCTGTTTGTGTCGTATGTGTAGGTGGTGGGGGCGGTGTTGGTGGAGGAGGCGGAGGATTAGGCTGGAAAAATAACATAACTGTTATTCCCGGTAACTCGTACACTGTTGTTGTTGGGGCTGGAGGGTCAAGCACTATTCCCGGAACTGGTGGTAATAGTTATTTTATAAATACAAGTACGTGTGCCGGATATGGGGGTAGTGGCAGTGGCGGCGGTAGTGGTGGTGGTTATGTAGGAGATGGTGGTGGTAATGGCGGTAATGCGAGTTACGCTGGTGGTGGCGCTGGTGGCTACTCTGGAAACGGTGGCGATGGTGGTGGTTATCAATTAGCTGGCGGTAATGGTAGCGGCGGTGGTGGCGGCGGTGGTGGTGGTGGGTCTGGTGGGAGCCAAAACGCTGGCGGTGGTGGTGGAGTAGGTTTGTACGGTCAAGGTGCTAATGGTGCTGGTGGTTATTATTTCCCATCTGGAAATAATGGGGGTGGCGGAGGTAGCGGTGGTGGTGATGGTGTTAGGGGCGCAGGTCTTACGGCTGGAGCTGGTGGCAGCTATGGCGGTGGAGGAGCGCTTGAACAAAGTGGACCGTTTGGCGCAGCTGGTGGGGGTGGTGCAGTAAGAATTATTTGGCGCGTAGGTAAATCATTCCCTAATAACGCTTCTTGGTAAATATTATGGACGATAAAACCCACGAGTTAGCAGTCCTTAAAGCGCAAGCCAAGATCAAGCTTGAGGAGCTTAAAGCACAAGACTCGGCCAAAGAAGTAGCAGGCAAAGCCATTGGTGAAGACGGTTTACTGTATATCTTCCTGATCGTACTTGTGGGTGTCGGTGCATCGTTGTTCCTCGAAGGTGAAAAGATTGCTGCCGTGATGGGCTTGCTTGGCGCTTCACTTACTGCACTTATTCAAATGCTTAACGGTATTGCTGGGACTGCGCCTAAGCAAGAGAAGCCTGAGTTTGAAGTGATTAAAGACCTTATCCACCGTCTTGACAAACTAGACCGTGCCGAACAACCCATGCAGGTTGACGTTGAAGGCAGCAAGGTAACGGTCAAAAAGGGTCAAGACATCGTAACGGCTAAGGGGTAATTATGCTTTCACTCCTCTCAACACTTGGTGGGCTGCTTATATCAGGCTTGCCAAAGCTGCTTGATTACTTCCAAAACAAAGCCGACCAAGCCCATGAGCTTGAGCTTGCGAGGATGCAGTCAGAGCGTGAACTTGCGCTTGCCAAGGAAGGCTACCTTGCTCAACAACGCGTGGAAGAAATACGTACCGATCAGATAGCCATGCAGACTGACGCTCAAATGACAGTTGCGGCGCTGGATCATGACAAGCAGATCATTGAGAAATCCAGCAAGTGGGTAGTGAATTACATCGGCACGGTACGTCCTAACGTCACGTACCTGTTGATCCTAGAACTCATTGCCATTAACGCCGTACTTGCCTATTACGTCTGGCAGCATCCACACCTTGTACAAAACATTGATGATTTGATCCGGGTGAGTACGATCATTTTTTCTGATGATGAAATGGCGATGCTTGGCGGCATTGTTGGGTACTGGTTCGGTTCTAGAAGTTGGAACAAGAAGTGAAAACGGGTCAGGCTGGCATTGATTTGATGCACAGGTTTGAGGGCAAGAGTCTTAAACCTTATTTATGCCCAGCCCACATTTGGACCATTGGTTACGGCCATGTTCTGTATCAAGATCAGATCAAATTACCGGCGTTGAGGAAAGATGGTTATACCGGCATCCTTCGCAAGGACTACCCACTCGCAGCCCAAGATAATCGTACTTGGACGCAGGAGGAGATTGATCGCCTTTTTGAGGATGATCTCGTCCGTTTTGAACGCAGTGTTCTTAGAATGTCTCCTAATCTTGCTGGCCGTCAGTCAAGCTTCGACGCTGTGGTCAGTTTTGCGTTCAACGCTGGACCTGGGCGTTATCAGAGTTCTACGATAAGAATCAAGAACAACCGCGCCGACTATGAAGGCGCAGCGGAAGCGTTTATGATGTGGACTATGGGCGGCGGCAAGGTATTGCCAGGGTTGGTTCGCCGTCGCAAAGCCGAACGCGCCTTGTACTTACGGGGTGATTGATGCCTTTACGCAAACTTCTTTTCAAAAGCGGAGTTAACCGCGAAAACACAAGATACACCAACGAAGGTGGTTGGTATGTCTCTGAGAAAGTGCGTTTCCGTCAAGGAACCCCAGAAAAGATTGGTGGGTGGATCAGATATTCAGCCAATCAATTTAACGGCGTGTGCCGTAATCTTTGGAACTGGGTTACTAACGGTGGCGCTAATTTATTAGGTATAGGCACAAACACTAAATACTATGTTGAAAATAACGGTACCTTGTATGACATCACACCTGCTGGTTTAGCGGCAGGTGCAGCGGTTACTACTGCTGCAAATGGTTGGGGTACTGGTCCTTGGAACACGGGCACATGGGGGTTTAGTAACGGCTCCTATATTAATTTACGTGTTTGGAGTTCGATGAATTGGGGGGAAGATCTTATTATTAATCCCCGTGGTGGCGCTGTTTATTATTGGGATTACAGCGTAGGATTTGGTTCACCCGCCGTCAATATCACATCTTTATCGGGGTCTTCAAACGCACCAACGCAGGCTAATTACGTTTACGTATCGGACATCTCACGCTTTTTACTTGTGTTTGGTTGTGATGATGTTGCTGGTGGAATTAGTTATTTAGACCCCATGCTTATCCGTTGGGCGGATCAGGAAAGTTTGACGGATTGGACCCCTGCTATTACTAACCAAGCAGGTAGCTTACGCTTATCACACGGCTCCGAAATTGTTACTGCGGTGCAGTCACGTCAGGAGATATTCACACTCACCGATTCCGCTGCGTACTCTATCCAATATTTAGGCCCACCCCTTGTGTGGGGCGCTCAGCTACTGGGCGACAACATTTCCATCATGAGTCCAAATTCAATTATTGTGGCTTCGGGTGTGGTGTATTGGATGGGTGTTGACAAGTTTTATGCCTACGACGGTCGGGTGCAAACACTACCCTGCGATTTGCGGCGGTATGTATTTAGTGACATAAGCCTTGTACAAAGTTTGCAGGTTTTTGCAGGTACCAACGAAGGTTTTAATGAAGTCTGGTGGTTTTACTGTTCCGAGAACAGCACTACGGTAGATCGTTATGTCGTGTTCAACTATCTTGAAAAAGTTTGGTACTACGGCACGATGGCACGTACAGCTTGGTTAGACTCAGGGCTTCGTGATTACCCTCAGTCAGCGGACTATAACAACCGTATACTGAACCAAGAGTATGGTGTTGATGATCAGGCTGGAGACACCCCTGCCGCTATTGACGCCTATATTGAATCGGCGGAATTTGATTTGGACGATGGCGATCACTTTATGTACGTCTACCGTACAGTGCCAGATTTAACATTTTCTGGTTCAACAGATGGCTCGGACCCTGAAGTCACGTTTAGCATTTACCCCAAGCGCAGTTCTGGTTCTCCTGCGGGTACCCCTGCGTCTGATTCAGTTGTCGCTGCCGATTACCCAGTGGATGAATACACATCGCAGATCTACACACGGTTCCGTGCGCGTCAGGCGTATCTCAAAATAAGGTCTAACAAGCTTGGGACCACATGGCAGCTTGGTGCACCACGACTTGATATGAAGGTGGATGGACGTGCCACCGGCGCGGGGTCTTCGGCATGACGTATGTTGTTACTACCGACTACAATATTGAGCGCCTTCCTCCGCCCAACTTACCCCTCGCACCCCTGCAATACGACTCCCGGTATCAGGAAGGGTTTAACAACGTTCTGCGTCTGTACTTTAACCGGCTAGACAACTTTTTGGCCCAGCTTATGACATCAACATCATCATTGCCGGTAACCTTTCCGGGGACGTATTTTGATGCGTTTGGTAGGCAGCGTGTTAGCCAACCCTATACGTTGTTTGACAGCCAAAACAGATACGCAGCGGATAACCAATTCAGCGAGTCCACGGTTAATGGGGCATCGATAACTTTCAGCGCAGACGAAGCTGCTGTATTGCTATCTGCTGATACCACATCAGGATCAACCGCAGTCAGACAGTCTTACAGGTCTTTTCCTTACCAGCCTGGGAAAGGATTATTGGTTCTTCAAACCTTTGTCATGGCCGCAGCGCAGACAAACCTCCGCCAGCGTGTTGGGTACTTTAATACGCAAAACGGCGTGTTCTTCCAAAAGACAGCATCAACCAACGCTTTTGTACTTCGCTCTTACGTAACAGGTACAGCATCGGATGCTAGGACGGTTAATCAAGCCGATTGGAATGGCGATAAGCTAGACGGCACCGGGGCATCGGGTTTTACCTTGGACACCACCAAGGCTCAGATTCTTTGGATGGATTTTGAGTGGCTAGGTGTTGGATCAGTGCGGTGCGGGTTCATCATCAACGGTCAATATATTGTTTGCCATACGTTTAATAATGCAAACGAGATCTCCAACGTCTACATGACCACGGCGATTCTGCCTGTACGTTACGAGATTGAAGCGACTGCTGCGCTGTCTACTGGCGCAACCATGAAACAGATTTGCTGCTCTGTTGTATCCGAAGGCGGGTTTGAGCAGACATCAATTGACCATGTGGCTCGTCGCACCACATCGTTTGCAAATATTGATACGGCAGCTTTTTATCCCATCGTATCCATCCGATTGGCATCTGGCAGAACAGGGGCGGTTGTGCTTCCTAATAGGGTGCAGTTCTTGCCGTTAACCAGCCAGAACTATGAGATTGCTTTGTTGAAGAATCCCACGCTAACCGGAGCGACATGGGCGTCCACGGTTTCTTCTGACACAAACGTAGAGTTTGATGTTGCTGCTACGGCTATCTCTTCAACGGGAACCATAGTCCAGACTGACTACATTACTTCTACGGGTAGCGGAGGCACGGCCAATACGGCGGTCGAGACAGGGTATAACTGGGATCTACAGCTTGGTGCAACGCTTGCTGGTGTTAGTGATATTTATACGCTAGGCGTGAGAACAGTATCCGGTGCGACTAAGGGTGATGGCGTTGGTTCCATTTCTTTTTATGATTTAACACAATAAAATACCATCGTGGCTACCACCCTTACACCCGCCCAGCAAGCCGCACTTGCCAAGTTGCAACAATTCCAGCAACAGCAGGGGTTGGAGAATTACATCGCCCAACGTGCTAAACAATACGGTACAACTCCAAAGGGTGCTGTTTCAGAAACAGGCTGGACTGCTGGAGAAACGTTTACTAATCCGTTTGCTGGGTTAACAAAGGATTTTGGGACAAAGTCCGTACCTCGCTACGGCACTGAAGAAGAAGGTGGCAACATTGTAGGGCAGGAAGAAGTATCAAGAACTGCAAGCGATCTTCTTCAAAGCACATTTGGTGAACAGCTAGGGCACAAGTCCACGTTTACCAAAGCTTATAAGAAGGACGATAAAGGCAACCCCGTTGAAGTCGATGTTAACTCCCTCACACCTGAAGAAATTAATTCAGGCAATGTCGTGCTTTATCTGGGCGGCAAAACAGGGGGTACTGAGCGCGAGCGCATGGCGCAAGCCTACATCCCCAAGGGTGACAAACTTGTTCCAGTAGGTGACCCGACGTATTACAAAGGCGAGCACCCTGACGCTAGGAATGTAGCTACGGCGTTAAAAATTGGGTCAATTCTCACACTGCCTTTTGGTGGTATTGGCGGGTTGTTGGGTGGCGCCACTTCTACCGTAGCTTCTGGGCTTGCATCACTTGTACCTCAATCACTTGCTAACGTCGGCGCTAACGCACTTGTTTCTGGCGTAGTGCAAGGTGGCTTGTCTAAGGCTATGGGCGGTGATTTTAGTAAAGGCTTTAAGTCTGGTGCGGTATCCGGCGCTGTTGGGTCTGGGCTTAACACCTATGCTGGTGATATGTTTAAAGGTCTTGGTGAGTTAGCTACCCCTGCTAAATCAATTGCCACATCCGGTATTACGGCTGCACTGACAGGCCAGAAGTTTGACCCAAGTACAGCAGTGAAGAACGCTGCGCTTAATTATGGTTTAGGTAAGGCGGGTCAAGCTGCGGGTATCGATCCCAAACAGCAAGCTGCCTTTATGAAGTTTGCCAATTTTGCAATGCCAATGATTGCGGCGCGGCGTAAGCCCGGAGGTTGAGATGAGTGCAGAAGATATTCAGTTTAATTTAGACAATCCTCCTGTTGGGTCGGTTGATTTTGATTTCAGCAGTGATTTAGATTTTTCTAATTTTTCAACACCGTACTCTTCCGGGTTTAGTGATTGGTTATTTAACTTATCTGATGTAGATCAACAGCAGTTATTAGAAGCTTTTGCGCAATCCGATCCTGAATCCTATAAAGCTTTAGGTTCTCCTTTAACTGGAGCGGATCTTGCAGTTGCGTTGGGTGAGGGACGTCCTGTAGGAGAAACTTCTGGAGAAGGTGGATTTACAGCGTCTACAACAGATCAAGCCGCAGCAATGGATACAGCAGGTAAAAACGCTGTGGGGGCTGGGATAAATCTTGGAAGTAAGAGTCCTACTGGACTTGCCGCGCTTAAAAAACAAATTGCCGACGCATTGGGTGTTAAAGAAGATACGCTTGGTGATATGGCAAAGTACGCTGCCATGCTAGGGGTTGCAAAACTTGCTAAGGATGATGCTGAAAGAGCAAGGAAAGAAGCTAGGGGTGCGGCATTTAAATCCAGCGCACCTGCAACCGCTACACGCACGGCGTACAAAGGCACGCAATACGCTGCGGCAGGGGGCTTGGCTTCTTTGGCTGGAGGTGGTAAAACCGACTTACCCCCACGCTATTTAAACGGGCATACTGATGGGATGGCAGATAATGTCCCCGCGCATATTGATCGTAAGCGCCCCGCTGCACTCTCAGACGGTGAATTCGTGATCCCAGCAGACGTTGTCAGTCATTTAGGAAACGGCAACTCTAACGCTGGTGCTAAACGTCTTTATGAAATGATGGATCGTATTCGCTCTGCGCGTACTGGTAACTCCAAACAGGGCAAACAGATTAACCCCAACAGATTTTTGCCGAGGTAATTATGGCTAGAGCTAATGACAGACGCGCCATTGAGGGCGATCCCATTGAAAATATTGTTGCTGATATTAGAGATGTTATAGCCAGTGATGCTCCTGTAGAAGAAAAGATTCAGGTGCTTCAAGATCTTGGGTTAAGCCCATCCACCATCAGTACAGCGCTTGATGTTCCTGTACAGCAAGTTGCTGAAATCGTTGATACTGGTGCAGCCAATGTTGGTGGGGTAGGGCTTGCAGATATTAGTACCGATGCACTTGCTGAAGCGGCAAGGCGTCTTAATGCTCAAGATTCAGTTACTCCCGGCATTTCTGTAACTGGGAACCCAATTACCCGTAGTAATTACGAAGGTGCTATCACTTCTGTATTTCGCCAAGACTTAAAGCGCGATCCCACACCAGAAGAACTTGCTTCTTTTACAGACAGATACATGTCTGGCGAGTCGTTGGATGATTTGCGTGGAGCGATTCGCGGTAATTATGAGGGTGCTGTAACTTCTGTATTTCGCCAAGCTTTAAAACGCGACCCCACACCAGAAGAACTTACCTCCTTCACAAACAGATATATGTCTGGCGAGTCACTGGATGACTTGCGTGGATTGATTGGGAATATTGGGCGAGTTGCTGGTGCTGAAGATACGTTGGCTGGCGGTGGTCAAGACACGTTAGCTGGTAGTGGTTTGGCAGGGCTACTTGGTACTACTGGGAAAAGCGGTGATACGCGCCTTGCTGGTGAAGATACGTTAGCTGGTGAAGATACGTTAGCTGCTGGGGGTAATGACACTATAGCTGACGGGGGAGATTTTCGTTACGAGATTAATGATTTTGTTGGCGACGATAACGATATAAGAATGAGCACTAACGACGCTACCGCTGAGCAGATCAAACAGTTGTATAGGGATATATTGGGTCGTGAAGCTGATGAGGGAGGTCTCAAGTATTTTGACGAAACCGGTGAAGGAATCGACGAAATCAGTAAAGCCCTTAGATCTTCCAAAGAGTATGGTGATACTCGTGATGCTTCAGCGGATCAGATCAAGCAGTTGTATAAAGATGTTTTAGGTCGTGAAGCTGATGAGGCTGGACTTAAGTATTGGGACGAGACCGGCTTAGGGTTGGATAAACTTCGTGAGGAGTTTGGTAAATATAAGACTGATGATGCTTCTGCTGATCAGATCAAGCAGTTGTATAAAGATTTATTTGGACGTGATCCTGACGAAGCAGGGCTCAAGTACTGGGATGAAACCGGCGCTGGTTTAAATGACATTCGTAGAGAACTTGCATCTTCCGCAGAGGGTAAGAAGTTAGGCGTTCAAGATCTATCCACAATATCCTACGCAAAGCCAGAGGATAAAACGTATTACGAAAGCTTTGATGTAAATAAAGATAACTACATCAGCCCTGCTGAACGTGCTGCGTTTGAAAAAGCTCAGGGTTTAACTGGTGGAACGACTGGTGGAACGACTGGTGGAACGACTGGTGGAACGACTGGTGAAACAGTAATGCGTGGGGACCGCGTGGGTAAGGGTGTTGCTGTTACTGGTGAAAACTCAGGCTTACGCGATCCTTATGTTGATTATGTTCAGCGTATGCTAGAGCGTGCTTCGGCTGAAGCTGATGTTGGGTTTCAAGATTACACAAAAACTCCCGAACTTATTACACAAGCAACATCTGGGCTTAAAAACCTTGTAACTCCCGGACAATTTACGGCGGGGTCTAACCTTGCTCAAGCTGCTGGTCTGGGTGCGCTTATGTATGGCAACTACCAACCAACGCAGTACGCTACGGGGACATTCTCTAACCCCTTCGTGCGCCAGAGCTATGAGGATCAACGACAAGAAGTTATCCAAGATCTTTATCAAAACGTGCTTGGGCGTGCTCCTGAGAGGGGCGGGGTTGAATACTGGCGAGATACGGACAAGACTCCAACGGGTCAATTGTCCCAGCAGTTTTTAACTTCTCCTGAAGCACAGCAACGTCTTGCAGGAATGGGCTATACCTACCAAACTCCGGGCAAAGCAGAAGGTGGTACCGTTGGTTATCAAGCAGGGGGCGATGTAAACGTAGGCACTGATTCTTCCCAGCAGTCGCCTTATACCAACATGAACTACGGTATGAGTAACTTGCAGCCTATGGTTTATGGTGGGCAGAATGTGACCAATGTGCAGGCTTCCTATATGGACCCGTACATGCAAAACGTCACCAATATTGCTAAGCGCGAAGCGCAACGTGCCTCGGATATTGCAGGTCAACGAGAAGCTGCACAAGCTGTATCTCAAGGTGCTTTTGGTGGCTCACGCTATGGGTTGGTTGAAGCAGAACGTCAGCGCAACTTGGGCCAACAACTCTCGGATCTTGACATCAAAGGGTTACAGCAGGCGTATCAAACCGGTATGGGGCAGTTCAACACCGAGCAAGAACGTGCGTTAAAAGCCCAACAACTTGGTGAACAGTCTCGGCAGTTTGGCGCTGATCTTGGACTTAGAGGGCTTCAAACTTCTATCCAAGCAGGGTCTGCGCTTGGTAATCTCGGTGCCCAACAAAGTGCTGCGGATCTTGCAAGGCTCAGGCAGCAGTACGATACGGGTGCCGCAGAGCGGTCATTTGACTATAACGAGTTTTTGCGTAGTGAAAAGTATCCGTACGAGAATCTCACATTCATGAAAAATATGCTGCAAGGGCTACCTATCCAAGCATCATCAACAGGTATTAGCCCCACAACGGAAGCAATAATGTCTGCACTTGGCTTGGGTAGTTTGCTTAAAGTTGGAGGTTAGTCGTGGCGCAAATTCCTTTCTCCCCTCCACAAGTTCAGGCTGCGCTGCAAAACCCTACGCGCTTCCCTGACCAAAAGCTACAGCAATACGCTAGAGGTCAGCAGCCTACGGGACAGGTCAGCCCTATGATGGCGCAGCAGGAAATGGCGACTCGCAACCAAGAGCGTCAAGCCTTTCAACGTCAGCAAGCTATGCAGAACAATCCTGAAAATAGCCCGACTGTGTTCCAGCAAAAAGATATGCAGTTGCAGCAAGCTATGCAGGCACTGCAACAGAAAGAACAACAGCTTGGTCTAGCGGGGGCCATGCTTGCCAAAAAGCAGCAAGATCTTGCTGCGCGGGAACAAGGGATCGCCGCACTGCCTGTTAACCCTAATATGTTCACCGCTATGGATGGCGGTATTGTGTTCAGGGGTGGCGGCAGGGTTGAAGGGTACGCAAGCGATGGATTGGTGCAAAACCGCAGCATTCTTACCAATGAAGGGCTTGTAGCAGACTTTAAGCGTCTCTTTAATTACTTGGGCGTTCCTTGGACTTCGTTTGAAGAAGGCATGGCGCGAACTAAAGAGGGGCAGGAAGCACTGCGTAAACGTGTTGAAAGTTTTAGTGAAGTTCCATTAACTGGGTCCAGAGCAGAAGCTCCCTCTACGGCGCCACGAGAAGAACCCGCAAAGGCAAAAAGCACTTCGCCTGCATCTGGACAACGCGCTCAAACAACCACAACGTCCACCGCAGATTACGGCACGCGCTACATGCGCATGATGGCACCCTATCGCGGAGAATCTGAAGAGCAGCAGGGGCTCGCGTCAAACATTCAGTCAAGTATTCAGCGTGAGATTGCGGCAATAAATAACTCACAGCTTTCTGAAAAAGATAAAGCAGACGCTCGTAAGAAAGTTATTGACGAGATGACCGCTGAATATGGTGAATATACAAAAGGACGTGAAGCCCGTCGTGGAGATATTGCAGAGTCGCTAAGAGGTAAACCTGCCGATATATGGCAGGGAATTGCTGCTGGGTTGCCCACTGAAACTCGCGGGGTGCGTTTGGCTGGGCTGATGGCTGGACTTGCTAAGGGTGTTGCAGGTGAGCGCGGTCGTGCGGATGAACGTGAGCGTGAAGCCAGAATGTTCTTGGCAAAAGCCGCTGAAGAAGACGCTCGTGCAGATCTTGCAGAACGTCGAGGCCAGCGTAAAGAAGCAGATGCCGCAGAACTTCGGGCACAACAGCTTCGTAATGAAGCCGCAGATCGTATGTCTAGGGTCGAGCGTACTGGGCGTGAAGGTATTGCTGCGTTGCTGTCTCGTGCCGATAAACGCGCTGAAGATGAAACACGTATGGCAGGTAAGGCCGCAGAACTTACGCTTGGCTTTGAAATGGAGCTTGCCAAACTGCGTGAACAAGCTAGACTGCGTCCTCAAGATGCCACGACACTTGCGCTTAACTGGCTTGCTGGCGGCACCCCTGAACAGAAGAAAGCAGCGGAAATGTTTGTTAACCGTGGTGCGTCTGGACGGGGCGAAATGTCTGAAGGTCAAATTGCCAAAGCCATGCAGGAGTTCAATGATCCTCTTAAAGGACCAGAGTTGCGCAAACAGTATGGTAGTGTTGAAAACTATCTTGCGGCGATTCGCGCAACACGTGCAGGTATTGGGCAAAGCGGTGCAGGAAGTAGTGGCGAAGTTGTTTACGACACCAGCGGCAGGCGAGTTCAATGAGCTATAGCATCCAGTTACCAGACGGACGTAGAGCACAATTTCCTGATTCCATCCCTCTTGAGGAAGCACAGCGTTTAGTTCGCCGTGACTTTCCAGATTTGTTTCCGCAACAGGGTGGCGTATCTGGGGCTGTTAAAAAAGGCGCTGAGTCGCTTGTATCTAGCGGACTTGCGGGACTTACTGGTTTTATTGACCCTGAACGTGCGGCGCGTGAGGCACGTGCGCGAGAAGAAAGCATTTCTCAACGGTATAAAGATGAAGTAGGGCTTGATCTTTTAAAAGAAAAATACCAAAAAGAAGGCTTGTTTGCCGCAGGTAAAGAACTGGCACGGCAAGTACCTATTGCTGTGGCCGAGCAGCTACCCCAAATCGGCGTGTCGTTAGGTGGCGCACGATTGGGCGCAATGGCGGGGGCTCCTCTTGGTCCCGTAGGTGCTGTCGTGGGTGGTGCTGCGGGTGCAATAGCACCTTCGTTTCTTCAGCAGTTTGGGTCTAATCTAT